TGAGGACACTCGTATGATCTAATGTATGATGTAAGTTTCATAATAATATTATAACACCCTTGTCAATCGTGTGGATGCTTTAATCTCTCCTCAACCCAATGGTCTTCGTTTTGTATATTTGCTGCTTTGACATATCGTAGGATATGCTCATCAATTTGTTTGTAGATAGGATGTAGATCCAAATCCATATTAATATCATGTGCTATCTGTGTTACCTGTGACTCTGTGAAGCAGTGGTCAGGATGTAGTAGATCGCAACATGGAACTCTTTTCTCTATGAGTTCATTAAGATTCATACGAATCTCATAGTCTCTGTATACTGGCATTGTATTGGTCTTTATATTTAATTATAACACATATATTACCAATCGTCATCCCAGTCTAATTCTTCTTCATCTCCCCACATGATATTATATGACTCTGCATCTTCTAAATCAAAGTGATTGATACCCCACTGCAGCATTTTATATCCTTCCAAACTACTGAATGATATAGTGCTGTCTCCCTCATTCATGGCAAATCCACGTTTTAACCACTCTGTAATATCATGGTCTGGATATGCATCCATCATCATAGTGACTAACTCTTCAAATTTTTCACGATCCAGATGTTTATATTCGTTCCATGGATAATCTTGGTGTTCTTTCCACACTGGTTTATGTCCATCATAGAACATTGTCATCTGTCAAATACCTCAATGTGTTTTGTTACCCATTGTCCCGCATAGTTCAACACTGCTTCCTCCATCGTAAATGGTTCCTCTGTATATTCTATCAGATAACCTTTGTTTTGGAAAGTCACTGTTATTGGATCGTTACTTGATTTGAATATATGTCCTTCTGCTACTTCTTTATTGCCATATACACAATTTTCTGTAGGTATGAGATATGAGTTACTATACATTGGTTGAAACATAGTCTGTTTGTCTATAACGTGCACAAAACGTCGTAGACATGGCATCTCTCCTGCATCAGGGTCGATACCAACACACATAGCACTTCCATTATCGGTCAATGATGTAAACCTAGTAAGTCCAGACACACGAAAACTTAGGTTAGCACCTGGTCTAAACCTAAGATATTGTGGATATCTTGCTGTCTCACTCATCCACATGCCTTTAGTAAATATAAGGCATCTACTGTGTGCATAGAAACGTTTAAGATAATCACAAGGAAAATCCTTATTTTTATCAGGCCACAGACCTCTTGCTATTTCTATGTGTTCGTCTTTGATATAATATTTGTGCTCTTCTGGGTCATCACCAAAAAACTTAAACCCTTGTTTGCATCCTCTATGATATAAGACAGTCAAATGATCTAGTTGATCATTGATTGTGTATTCATTCTTCATCTAGTCACGATTTCAATAAGTCCGTCCTCTATTTGATTTAACCAGTCTGTAGTAAATTGTCTTACATCTGGTTCACCCATA